ATGTTCTCCGGCTTTCAGCTGGAATTCTTTCCGTTTGTAATACCAGTTCACCAGGAACGTCCCGACAGTACAGATAATCCCGGCAACAATAGCCCACTGATCCAAGGATAAAACGCCAAAAGCAGAGGTTATAAGCCCCCAGGCGTACGCTGTAGGGCTGGAATATTTGTCAGGCATTCGCATATCCACCCCCTGCGGAGTGTTCCGTGTGTTGAGTGATAGGGGTAATGTCGCAACCGGGTTATATGTTTTAAACAGGTTAAAATGAGGTGGCTGCGGCATTATTCGGAATCCCACCAGCGGCGGGAAAGCAATAAAAAGAGCACTGGACCAAATGGTGCAGGTTGGGGGATGGGCCCGTTACACCTCAGCGCTCTTTTTGTTGCTTCCGGAAATAAAAAAGGCCACGCAATGCGCAGCCTCAAGATTGATGCCAGTGACGCGACTGGCGGCGCTAAACCCCATCTGATATTGTTAAATCGCCAAAAGTAACAATTCAAAATCAGGAGAATATCAATGTCACAACAGAGTAAACCACAGGGCGACAATAAACCTCAGCCGCCTGCAGAACAAAAACCAACACCGTCTCAGGGATCATCTGATTTCACAACCAGACGTGTAATGGTCGGAGATTCTGCCGAAAATATCAGGAAAAAAAGTAAGTAATTGCTGAAATAAAAATAGCACAAACCGGAGTGAGGATTGTCGCGATTCTCACTCTTTTCAGGTTGGTTCTTATCCTGACATTCGCAGTAACAAGCTCATCTGCTGTAATGCATAAATCCCGCAGTCTGTATCTCCTCATGATGGGTAATATCTCTTTTTTCCCAGAGTATCCTTTATCTGTAAAGTATTTAAAGTTGTCGTCATTAATATTTTTATAACTTTCAGTATAAAGGCAATCCGGCGTAGCTGAAATAAGCCCGCGCACCCGGACTGATAACACTCCCAGCACCAGGCACATAGCGCATATTGACCAGTACAGGGTAAAAACGATAATACCGAAACTCAGAAAATCAGGGGGCTGTCTTTGTGTTAAAAATAAAAATGATGAGCCGATGCCGACTATCAGTATACTCAGGAGTTTGTAGCCATTTTCTCTGTTAACCGAATTTGACTGATAAATTTCACGGATGCAGTCCTCGCCCTGTTTTTCCAGAAAATCAACAAGATCATCATCCGCATCCAAAAAATAGTCATCCGGCAAATTTTTCATTTCGGCGTCCATTGTCATCCTCCTGATACAAAAAACCCAGCGCATTGGCTGGGTTAGTTGGTAAAGTTACAAAATCGGCAACTTACCCTGAAATAGTGGCTCACTGGTTCAAAGAAGTCAACATGTTTTTGCTATTTCGCCTCAGGATCTTTTCTTTTTCCTTCCTTTTAAACGCATCTACCAGCGGTTGGTATAATAAATACTCAGCTGCTTTTAGTATTTCGTCCACCTCCCGGCGGCATGTAGATAATGATGGTACTTTCTTTACTGGTAGCCCGTTTTTTTGTGCGACGATGGCTTTTAGCCTGTATTTTCCATGCCGTGCACGGGCTATTGCTCTGTCTGATGCACAATAAACATATCGACTGAGCAGCATATCAAAGGCTTCCGTATCAATATGGTAAATCAGCTTTACCACCTCATTAATTAGCAGACCGTCATCATCATTACAAACAGGGCGATCGGGGTAATCTCTGCGCTCTACGGTAGCCATAAATTGGGCTATCATACTGCTCTGCCGCTTTTCTAATCTTCCGCTATAAACCCAGGCACCAAACAAAGATAACCAGTTTTGTAACCACTCTTCACGTTCTTTATCGAGCCTCAGCCCATCAGAAATATTTTTCATACTCGGCATGCTCGCAGCTCCCTGACTTCCTGTATTACCTGCTCCAGTAATTCACGTTCGCTGCCGTGGATCTGCTGCCATGTTGCAGGGGCTGCATGGAATCCCGTTTCGTAACATGCCCGGTGGTGCTGCGGACACAACGGGAGTACGGAATAATGATCCGCCCGTTGTCCCATGCCCTGCCCGTTACGTACATGATGCAGTTCTGCACGGGATGCCCCGTACCCCATATTACGGCAGCAGATACAGCCGAGTTCGGCCACATCCGACAGCCATTGCTGTTCTGCTTTGGTCTTTGATTTGGTCATTGGTCTTGCCTCTCAGGTAAAATCTAATAACTGTGCTGCCGCGTTCTCAGCGGCCTGTTGCGTGGAAAAATTGCGGTACAGAATGAAGTTCCACAGCACATCGAGCGTGGATTTATAGAGTTCGCCAAACTGCAGATCATCCATTTTGGCAAAGCTAATTGATTTGGCGACACGGCGCAGGCTGCCGTCAGGCATTTCGTAGGTGTCATACTGCCCGGCCTGTTCGATAGCCCAGGAGCGGAAAGCGTCAAAGGATTTTGTCGCGGTAATATTCTGAGCGCGTTTTTGTGCTACATCATCGAGATAGACGTCAGCCGCTGACTGCAGAGCATCGTCATTGTCCGTGTAATAAGCGAGGAATTTCACATACCCGCGAACCAGTTCTTTTTCTTCCGGCGAAATGGTGCCGCCGACCGGTTCCCAATATTCATAACCGAGGTTCAGGAGTGCGAAATATTTGCGGTGAAATCGTGGGTTACGTGCCTTTTTGAAGTCTGCTGACAGCACATCACCGCACTTAACTTTTGAATGCAGATAATCCCTTGCTGCCGGATTTGCAGGCGCAAGAGTATCGTTGGGGAGTTTGATAAAGCTATGCTGTGCCATGTAAATATCTCCGGTGGCACAGCGGGTATTCAGGATGCTGGTTGTTCAGGCCAGCACCTGAATAATACACTGATGTAATGTAAATTGCTAATTAGTATTACGGCATTCTATCTCTAATAAATCAACACAATACTTAAGAACAAAATAATGTAAATCACTACTACGTGATGAAACCATTAATTATATTGCAGGCATTAAGATTATAGGTCTAATTTATTGTTAATGATTTTTTTATAGCGGCAATCTTCCTTTTCACACCAATTTTAGGGTTTAGCCCTAAAGCGGTCTCATATGCCTCTAATGCTTTGCATGGTTCATCCAGTATTTCAAATGCTTCTCCACGTATCTTATGCGCACTAGCACTCCAGTCGGATCGCATATTGGCTCCATCTAAAAGTGCGGTATCTACAACTTCTAATGCTATCTTGGCATCTTGTTTTTCGGCACTTAAATCCAATAATTCCTTAGCTGCCAGAATTTTTACGCTGTAATCGCCTTTTTCCAAACGAGCCTTTAGATAAGCCGAGCTATCATTAAATGTTCCATCTGCTGCGTAGCTAAACCAACCTACATTTTTTTCCTCACACAGAACGGAAACTAACAGACCATCAGTACCCACCTTAAATTTATAACGATCTGCCCAACTCGTAGACGGAGTCACAGAAAATAGAACAGACTGACTTTGCAAATCCATCAGAGATAAAATATTTCCATCTTCATTTGGTGCGTTGCATGTTTGTAAAATTGCATATCTACCACATTTTGAAATCCCCATGCTGAAAATATTCGCCTTTAAGTAACGTCTGTATACTTCTGTTTTATCTGGATCAATAGTAATCAATTCACTTTGAAGATCTGTTCCAAAGCAACAATCCAACACCAGAAATCGCCCAGTGTCAGCTACTGCAGCTGAGACTGGGCGAGCAATATTTGTCAACTCGAAGACAACGTTATCATTCTCATAATCTAAGAATAACACCCGACCGCAGCCCTTATCCCTACAGCCACCAGTACCGTGACCATCATCATCACTGCATCCAACAACCCAGCGTTTGTTGGGTGACATACACGCTTTGCCAAAAAAAGGGGGGGTATTTAGTGTTAACCATTTTTTTTGAATATTCGCATTACGTTTTCGTTTATCATCCTTCTTATCTAAGCACTTATCCGCGACTCCGGATTTATTATTAGGTAAAAAAAACTGACGCAGTTTAGACATAAAACCCATAAAATTACCCTTTGATAAGATATACTATTTAGTATCAAAAAATTAAATAGTATGTAACTTTTATGATTAATAAATATAGCTTTAGAATATATCAAAAATGACTCCCCGTACTTAATCAAGATCTCATCTAAGAAAACCACAGGTTATAATACAGAAGCTATATGCAGAGCTTTAAATCATGCCATCCGAGTGTATTCCAACACTCAGCATCACCAGCCATACAGCATTCCGCCACATTTCCGACATGTTTTCTTACTCAGTTCCTCAATTTCAGATTTTAGCGACCGGTCATCGATTCTGATGAGCATCGTCAGGTACTCATTCAGCTCATAAGGTTCCCGGCCAGGCCGCCGCAACGAACAATTACGCTGCAGCATTTCCAGTTCCTGCTCATCCACCAGCAGTTCAAGTTTGACTATACCGGTTTTCTTTTGCCGCGCTCTCTGTGCGGCTTTGCGTTCTGCTGGGGACTTAGCCATTGAGATACACTCCATTTGATTTTCTCAGTTCCCGCTGAGCCGCTGTAAATTCAGATATCAGCCGGTTTTGTTTTTCCGTAAACTGATACTCAGCTATATCAGTGCGATCCATTGATCGAGGTGTCAGAGGTTTACTTTTCCTCTCCGCCGGCCTGTTCCAGGATGCCGTTTTCTTTTCGTATGCGCGAGTCACCTCCTCGGCACATGGTAATACTTCAAAGGCATGCCGCAATTTTCCGCGCCATTCCGTCACCTTCACAGCTCCTGTTTTGAGCAGCACACTGATTACCGCTTGTACCTGATCACGATTAATATTGTATTTTTCCTGAATATACTTGCGGGTTATCTCCGTACCAGCTGGAATCTCTGTTGCAATTTGGGTATAGATCATCATCACGCAGCCTCCCCTGTTTTCTCCACCAGCCAATGCGCCTGCTTCATAAATAGTTCACCGATGGCGATCAGCTCGTCACGGCTGATATAACTGATTTTGTCTCCCTGCCAGTCCTTATCCAGGATGACAACCGCACCAGCAAAGAAAGCACCTGACGGTTTCTGTTTTTCATTCGCAGGCACAAACCAATCCGGTAAATCGAACCCGATACGGCCACGGATAAATGCAACGTGATCTGCATACTCTGGCCACCACGTTTCGCTGGTCGCGGCTTTTATCAGAAAAATATACCGCCCACCTTTCTCACGCATAGCCTGAGCATATTCCATGATATGAACCATCCCTGTAACGGCCTGTTTACCATGATAAGTTGCACGGGAATATGGCGGGTTAGCGTATGCAGCACCACCCAGTTCTTTCAGCTTTTCTGACCAGTCCTGTGTCAGCGCGTTATCTTCGGCGGTATAATAATTCGGACACTTGCTGTTTTGACCATCGGTAAACAGATCGAGGGTGCATGGGCCGAACTTCGCGTTGATACCCCAATACAGCGCATCTGGCGACCGCCACTGATCACCGACCTCTTTCAGCATGTGGGATGGCTTGTTGCGCAGTTCTTCCAGCATGATGACGTAGTCTGAACGCTGAGTTGGTATTGATTCCATCACTTCATCACTCCCTGCCAGTAGTTCAGACGCTCCCGGAAAAACGTCTGCTGATCCGCCGGTGTTTTTTCGATAGCCACCAGTACAGCTGTTCTGTGTATTTTCTGCATTCTGAGCTGCTTAATCAGGCGACTGGCAGCCAAATCAAGCTGCTCTTTTTCCTGATACTCAACGGGCCACAGGGCGCGATTGTGAGGCAGACCTGCAGGTAAATAATTTGATTGTCCGGACATACTCACTCCCCCTGTTTCTTTGGTTCAGGGGCAGACTGATACGGGATTTTTTTCCGCGCCCGGCGCGCGGCATGCAGCCGGTCTAAGTGGCAGTCAGTATGATCACAGCCATCATCTGGCATGCGGGGATAGTTATCACGCACGAGAGATTCGCACGTAACAGGGTCTTTGATTATCATGGTCTTTGCCTCTGTTGGTCTTAAAATGCTTTTTCGGCGTAGCGGCGTCTTTTAGGTGTTTTTGACCGCCCCCTTATGTAATATTCTCAGTCTGATCTCTTCTAACATTTCACGTCCTTTTTCACGATAGCTGCCATCTTTGTCGATCACCTCTGATACAGATGCCTGGCGGCTTTCATTCCGATTTTCAATCTGTGGCACAACCGGAGGTATCGGTTGGCCGTCCTGCACTCGTTTCAACCAGTACCGTAACACCTTTATGACGGCATTCCTTACCTCTGTCTTCGTCTGACCATACTGCCTCATCCGGCGGTGTGCCTCCGGTATAATCTGGTACATGATCGGGGATTTCCAGGGGAATGCTTCTGCTGTCGGATAAAATCCCCGGTTCGCGCTGTAACGGTCAAATTCACGCATCACCTCGTCCACTGCAGGCAACCCTGATACTTCCTGAATGCCATCTCTGCACCATGCGACAAACTTTCCGCAACCCGGAACAAAATCACTGCCCTGCCTCCTGGCAAGACGCAGACCGGCATTAATTTGTTCGCGGGTATGAATTCCTCCTTCCAACATAGCCAGCACCCACTGGCGGCGCATTTCGTCAAACTCAGCCTGTGTGCGTACAGTCGCCCTGAATCCGGGAAATATCACACACAACTGCGTAAACAGACCGTTGAACTGGCCGGAGATAAAATTTTTTAGTTGTTCCCTGCTCTGTTGCTCCTGCGGTACCACGGGAGCGGTGGCAAATCCCTTTGTCTGAATAGTTTTTACATGAGTATCGACGCTGACCGGTTTCATGGTAATACCCCCGCGTTGACCAGATCATCTTCGATACCGTCAATCCAGTTTGTGTTGCTGAAATCCAGATTTTCACGGGTACCAAAACCCTGCTGCCGGTCTGACGGCAGAACAGTAAATTTCAGGCTGAGTTTGTCCCACTGCTCCCGGAGTTTTCCCGGACTCAGGATGTTTCGGCACCAGAACGCATCCCGATTTACGCGTCCGAACATCTCGCAAATCTGCCGGTGTGTGCGTCCATCCTGTCCGCGCATCAGGCGGATATCATTTGCCCATTGTGTCCATGAAGGCTCTTTAGGCCGTGAAACCTCACCATCAGTCTCAGCAGCCTGTTCGTACAGCGCCAAAATCTTCTGCCAAATCCACTGTGCACACCGCAAATCCTCAGCGGTACCCCACTGTCGTTTTCCGGCGCTGAACACAGCAGCCTCAGGATGGCGTGAAATAAAATCACTGTCGGGTGATACCTTGTCGTCGTCCGGCAGCGCAGCGTCCGGACAATAAGATCTTTTATCTGACGGATCTGTTTTTAATGACGGATCGGGGTCAACCATTGGGGGGTTAATCGACCCTGTTTTTTCAATATTTGATCCCTCAAAATTTGGCCCCCCAATATTTACCCCCTCAATAATTGGGGGGGTGATTTTAGACGGGGCTGTTTTCCGGTAATGTTTTCTGGCCGCGTAAGAAACCTGTTCCAGCTTTTCGATATTGATACGATATACGTTGCTCAGATTACGGTTCCCTGACTTACGTTCCTGCTTTGTCAGCCAGTTATCGCGCTCCAGTTCCTTTATCGCCGCAGTGACCGTGTTTATGCTTTTGGCACCGATCTGACGGCGGATTGTTTCCACCGCAGGCCAGCTTATGCCCTCATCACTGGCAAAATCAGCCAATCTGGCCATAACCGCAACACGGGATAAGCTCAGCCCGGCAAAGGCACACCCTTCCCAGACCAAGCCATGCAATTTACTGCTCACGCTGCACCTCCTGTGCCCCGGTGACATCGCGAGGTGTACTCTGATTTAAAGTCTGCTCATGCCACGCATTAAACGCCACAGAGCGCCTCTCATCGAATATAGGCCGTATGGTTTCAATGTCAGCCGGATCCCCGTTATGGCGGAATCCGTTGCAGTACGTAATTTTTTCACCTGTATTCATCATTGGTCTTTGCCTCTTTCTTATGCGCTGGTCATGCGCATCGCATTTAATGCGGTTACTGCTTTTGATATGCACTGTGACATGTCACGACTGCCTAAAAGTGTTTCGCTGATTGCCGCAGCAAATTCTTTGATTGCCAGGGAAGCCAGATAATTAACCGACTCATCCCCGTTAACCCGTGCCAACCGGTCAGCAGGTAATGCAATTTTGATTGCCGGGATCAGCTCGCTGAACTTTCTGTCTGCTGCCGGAGAATTACCGCGCAACCAACGGAAAATTTGCTGCCTGTTGTTATTAATCGCTTTCCAGTCTGCGTTACCGGCCCCGTCTTCTATCGGGTACAGGCGTGACGGTTTATCACCACACAGTATTAAAAAATGCGCCCTGCTAATTTCGATTGCGACATGCTCCTGTCCCTTTTCTGCCGCCCATAACTCAATCTCATCCTTAATTATTTGATTGTTATTCATCATCTTGCGTCTCCTGTCGCGAAATTGATTATGAATAATCAGTTTTATTTTTAGTTACGGTTAATATTCACATCAAGCCAGCTATGGTTGATGAATAAATTTTATTAACCTCGCTTAATTGAAGCCATCGTAAGATATAGAGTTAAGAATTTCAGATGTGCTTATTTGGCCATCTGTGGCAATCGAGATCGATTTAATGAATCGGGAACCAATATCAGCACCGTTGAGCCATTTGCTCACAGTAGATTGGTTTACACCTATTTTACGGGCTAATTCACTTTGAGAGCCTACGATGCTAATAGCTCGCTTGATGATTTCGTTCGTCGTGTTACACATAAAAAATCCCCTTTCGCATAATTCAAGTTCATTATGCTTTAAGGAATTAACTCTTTCAAGTCTTTTGAGACTTTGACATAAAATTCTTTAGGGAATATTTTCATACTATGAAAACTTTAAAAGAAAGATTGGCGTATGCCATGCAGGTCACTGGCAAAACAAATCAGACTGAGTTAGGGAAGCAAGCGGGGGTTCCTCAATCTTCTATTTCTAAGATCTTGCGCGGTGATAGCGAAACTTCTCGTCACTCTGGAAAACTTGCAGCGGCCCTTGGTGTTAGCGCTGATTGGCTCATTAATGGAAGTGGTTCAATTTTTGGTTCTGTAGAACATAAACTGGCAACCATTGATGTATCAAAAAATGTAAAAATCTATGATTGCAATGGTGATACGGGTGAATACATTTCTTGGTTTAGTCCTCTTCCCGAACATTTTCGAGCTTATGTAATCAAGGTACAAACAGGTATTTCTCAGGCACCATCTGGTGCTATCGTTATAGTCAACCCTCAAGAAACCATTTCAACTAACGACCTAGTTTTAGTTAAGCTAAAAGAATCGGTATCTGTATTTCGATATCACATCGGTGGAGATGGTAATGGATATTTATCCGTTGATGATTCAAGGATTCCTTTAGCGCCAGTCTCTGATCTATCTACTGTTGTTGGTCCTATCGTCCAAATTTTCATTCCAGAATTAACCAAATGAATAACCAGCCTATCTGATACCTGGGCGCTAGAATAGCGACCAGGATCTAGCCTTACATATAAAATTCCCATTCCCCCTCCTTCCCTTCATTAATAACTGTATATTCATCCAGTATACATACTGAAAAGCATCTTTCCAGTAAAAATTTACACTTGCCTCCACCACCAAATGAATGACCAAAATAATTCTCTATTGACTTTAATTATTCTTTATCGCATAGTTATACCCATCAACCCACCCGACCGGATAACACCAGAGCAATACTTCGAGTTACTCAGGTGCCGTAAGGGTTAAGTAGCCAGCCCGAGGCATATGAACATGACGGCGGGATAAACAATAAAACCCCACAGCGGGTATTCAGGATAAACGTTCACAGTTTTACGCCAGCACCAGGAAATAAATAACGCCACGAAGATGGCAGAAGAGGCAGGACGACCTGACAGCCCGGAAAGACGGGCACCTAATTTCAGACGTAAAAAAACCCACCGAGGTGGGCTCTTTTACCCGGAGTCGCCGACCAAAGCTAATCCGGAGTTCCACTGACGGGACCAACCGTCAGAAGAGGCAAGACCAATGACGAATCATTGGAAACATCATTTTAAAGGAGTTGCTATGAAAGCACAACCTGACACCCTTAAAGTTACGCTTTATGTCCACGCAGAAAAGCATTTTGACGGCAGTATTGCGTATTCAGTATACACCCACAAATTCAAAGCAACTGACAACATGGGCTTCCCTGTTGCCGAACACCAGCTTGAATTACCTGTCCCCTCAGTCAGCAAATTTGATTTAGTTCAGGCCGAAATTGACAGCTTACGTGCAGAACAAAACAAGATCCTTGCTGATGCAACCGCCAAAACCAGATTACTGGAAGACCAGATACAGGCGCTGCTATGCCTGGAGGGCAAAGTAATTTCCAAAGACAACGAAGCATTACCTTACTGACCAGAGGCTAGACCAATGACCAATTATATCTGTGCATTTAATCCCATAGATGCCGCACTTAAAGACGGCGCTGTAACTGTTGCAATCACTATTTCCGCCAATTCAGAAAAGATGGCCAGAGCAATGGCAGCGGTGATGCTGGAAGAAACCTACCCGGAAAATACGGGGAAATTTGATGTGGCGGCAGCAATAGTCTGCGAAGCTCAGGCAGGCAAACCTGCACCGGCCGGCGATAGTTTTGATGAACGTTTTGCCAAAGAGTACGAGTTCAACGGTACAGACTGGCAGAAGCGTGAAGAAGAGATGGTCGTGTTTGCAAAAACGGCACCAGTCGTCCGCATCGCGGCGATCATGCTGTATGAAAAAACACAATTTACCCGTAGTGAATACAGTAGTGCCGTTAGTTTTGTTTACGAAAGTGACGAATACCCACAGGTCAGGAATATCGCAAAAGGTATTGCGGCCACACGAACAGTTTCCCTTCTGAATGAACAGGATCTGGAAGCATTGGTAAACACTGTTATGGAAAAAGCTCAGGACGGCATTACCGAAGAAGAAGCACAGAAGCTGGCAGAAGAGTATTTATTCCCTACTGAGCCTAAGGCTGGGCAGCTCCCGATCACGGAACACAAGCAACGCGATTTTTACCATAACTATGCCACACTGGATCAGGAAATAGCCCTCGCCCTTCTTCCCGGTGATTTTGACCCATGGGAAATTCAGCCGAGCAAACTTACCGCGGCGAAAAAGCTGATCAGTGATGAAGATGAAAGCTGGCGGCGCTGGTCTACTGAGTTCCGTATTATCCCGACTGCATTGCAGATCCCACGTGAAACAGTCTTTGCTATCGTACGTGAAGGAAAAGAATTACCTGATCTGATGAGCGATGCGGCAGCCCGTAAACAGTTTGTGGCTGACCGTATCGGCATAACGCCGGCGGAAAGCAGTCATGATCAGGAAACGGGCCCGGACGGTGCTGATATTACCGAAAATAACCCCCCCGTAGCAGCAAAGCAGGAAAAAACAAAACGCCCCCGTACCAAAAAAGCGGATAAATCGACACATGAACCAGCGCCGGAAGTAGCAGCCAACGATGAACCGGCTACCACAACACAGACACCGGAACCGGCTCATGCAGAGGAACCAGCTACTGATGACTTCCGCAGTCGCGCCGAAGTGATTGCCGAGGTTCTGGCAGACACAGATAACCTGAGCATCTGGAAGCAGGTACAGCGTACAGATCCACGCTTTACCAAACCTTTAGAGGGGGCGGGATTTCAGGGTACCAGCATTAACAGTAACTACATGTTTATGCGTGCTACCGAAATTTTCGGGCCGATCGGTGAGGGTTGGGGCTATGAGGTGGTTGAAGAAAAATTCCTGGACGGCAAACCACTGACTGAACCTGTTATGGAAAACAACAAACAGGTTGCTCTGCGCTACCTGCGTGACGCAGACGGTTCTCTGTTCTGCGAACAAAATCATTCAATAAAAATCCAGTTTTGGTACCGCAGTAAAGATGGCAAGTGCTGTTATTTTGAAAGCTACGGCGCGACACCATACCGCTATCAGACCCAATACGGCATAAAAGTTGATAGTGAAGTCATCAAAAAATCACTGACAGACGCGATTAAAAAAGCACTGTCAATGCTCGGGTTCTCTTCTGATGTATTCATGGGTATGCACGATAACCCTGAATATCTCATCAAAAATAAACTGGAATTTGAAATCAAAGCGGCCAGCGAGAACGCAGAGGACAGCGTCCGGATCCGCGAAGAACTGGATGAGAAATTCACCCGTAACACGGAAACCATGCGTACCGCAGTTACGCAGAATGAATTACGCGGTATCGCATCCACCCTTACCCGCGAAATATCCGCGCATCTTAATAGCGCCAAATCGCGCGGTGACAACGAATATGCAGGATACCTGTCCGGCCGCCTGCGCCGCCTGACAGAAATTGAGAAAGAGTGTTTAACCAAACTGACTGAAAAACAAGAGGCAGACCAATGAGCGCAACCGCAATTGCATTAGCCGCAGACTATGAAAAGCTGCAACGACTGGTAGAGACCGGTGAATTCACCCCGGAAGAAATAGCCGACACACTGGAAGGTATAGAGGGCGCACTCGGCGATAAACTGGACGCGATTATGATCCACGTCCGTAACCTTGAAGGGCAGGCAAATACGCTGGGTGAAGAAGCCAAACGCCTGGCGGATCGTGAAAAGTCATTTAAGCGTCAGGCCAAAGACCTGAAAAAATATGCACTGACCTGTCTGCTGGCATCCGGCCAGGACAAACTGAAAACGGTGAAAAATACATTCACCGCAGCAAAAGGCCGGGCGTCAATTGTCATCGATGATGAAACGAAGATCCCCGATTCACTCGTTGATGTACAAACCATCGTGTCACCGGATAAAAAGGCGATCAAAGAGGCACTGGAAAACGGCATCGAAGTTCCTGGCGCCCGAATTGAAATCGGTGAACGTTCGCTGATGGTTCGTTGATTACCCACGGTGCCCGGCAGTCGGGCACTTTGTTTCAGCGTGACATGTCACGATAAGGCAAAACCAATGCTAAAACACCAGCACTACAAAGACCGGCCGGTAAAGCTCACGTTCCCTGACGGCAGTCACGGCTACATCCGTACTGATCGCAGGTGTGATGTGTATTACGACCTGCCACCGCAGGTGAAAATTGAGGCTCGTAACGAGCCGCAGCAGGAGGATGAAAGCAAATGATATACGGATTATTCATGCTGATTTGCTCTGCCACCAGCTGCGAATATCAGCCCTACGGCTACGTTTATCCGGATGAGCAAAATTGTCTGATGGATAAAGAAACGCTGACCGTGAAGGGAATTTTGTCAGAGTGCTATCTGATTGATGAAATTATCTCTGCCGATTTTGTTCAGGCCGGTAAGTGAGGAAACAATGTCAGAACGCCCATTAAAAGTTAAATGTATTCATGATGATGGTTGTCAGTTCTGGACTGAGGGTAATGAGTATCCGGCTAAATTTTGCACGTCCGGTTTTCTCATGTCCGGATCTCTCATGATTGGAGACGACGATAACCCAGATGCCGAATGGTTTGTATCACTCGCTGATGACAGCGAATTTTATACAGTTGACGGACTTGAGTATTTTGTACAGTTCGCCCTGCTTTCAACCGTACAGAAAATTGATTAAGCATAATCAGTTTTATTTCGCCACGGTGATTACCATGATGCCAATACCATTACAGGGGAAAACATCATGGAACCGTGGCAACCAGGACAACAATTACTGACCGACTTTGATATTAAATTAGGCCGCCTGGCTGCGAGTGTAAAAAACAGACCATGCACTCCGGCAGATATTAAACGCTCATGCGATACAGCCGACCTTCTTATTTTATTGATGATGAGGCAAGACCAAAATGAAAAACGAGAGTGACGTAATTACCCCAGACGAAATGATAGAACTGACCGGCTATCAATTCCCGTCAAAACAGTGCGAAGCCCTGGAGCGTGCCGGTATCTTTTTTATAAAGCGGCCGGATGGATACCCAAAAACCACCTGGGCACATTTTAACAGCCCGCTGGCTAAACGGCAGACATTGCCAGCATCAGAAGAACCTGACTTCGGGGCTATGTAATGGCCAGAACACGCAAAGACCCGAAAGATAACCATCTGCCAAAGCGGGTATACAGAGGCCGCTCAGCCTACGAATTTAAACACCCGGATGGTCGTACTATCCGTTTGTGTACACTGGATAGTGACATTTCTGTTATTTGGCAGAACTACGAGAAATTAATAAGTGATGAAAAAAACATCGTCACATTTGAGTTATTAGCTGCACAATTTATAGAGTCACCAGATTATTTAAATCTGTCAGCTACAACACAGAAAGACTATATAAAATATTCATTAAAGGTATTGCCCGTTTTCGGGAAAATGAACCCTAACAATATAAAACCGGAGCACATCAGAAAATATTTAGACAAAAGAGGATTAAAAGCAAAGACACAGGCAAACAGAGAAAAAACATTTATGTCCCGGGTTTTCAGGTGGGGATATGAGCGAGGAAAAGTGAAAGGCAACCCTTGCAGCGGGGTCCGGCAATTTAAGGAAATACCCCGTGACCGATACATTACCGATCAGGAATACAATGCCCTATATCAATCATCACCGCCGGTTATACAAGTTGCTATGGAACTGGCGTATCTTTGTTGTGCGAGACAGCATGATGTTTTAACGCTCAAAAAGGATCAACTGATGGAAAGCGGGATATACATTAAGCAGGGCAAGACCGGAAAAAAGCAAATCAAAGGCTGGTCAGACCGATTGCGCAAAGTGATAAAAATGGCGGAGAGCTTACCTAATAAATCCGGCATTCCAAGCTTGTATGTTATCCATCAACAAAATGGAGGGAAATATACCAGAGACGGATTTAACAGCCGCTGGCAGGCAGCCAGAGAGATAGCGATTCAGAATCACCCTGACATTTCATTTGATTTTACTTTTCATGATTTGAAAGCTAAAGGGATATCAGATTTAGATGGAACGCTGCAGGACAAACAAAAAATATCGGGGCACAAAACCATCACTCAGACGGCCAGATATGACAGAAAAATTCAGGTTGTTCCGGTGGTTGGTAATCAGAAATGATGAATATTCATTCAATATATGAAATTTATATTCTGAACGGATATTCTGAAAGTATTCTGAACTGTGAATTTAATCACAAAAAAAGCCACCGCAAGGGTGGCTTTTCTTAACTCTAACTCACTGATAAATCAATGAATTTCTGTATGGTGCCCAGAGCGGGACTTGAACCCGCACAGCGTTGCCGCCGAGGGATTTTAAATCCCTTGTGTCTACCGATTTCACCATCTGGGCTGAATATGGAGGCGCGTCCCGGAGTCGAACCGAGGTACACGGATTTGCAATCCGCTGCATGGCCACTCTGCCAACGCGCCCTGGAGCGGGAAACGAGACTCGAACTCGCGACCCCGACCTTGGCAAGGTCGTGCTCTACCA